GTTGGACATTGGTGGACATTTTATGAGTGTGAACATCACCTTCGCCTTTACTATAGGCGTTACATGAAAAACAAAAAGTGTGGCCATCTGTGTACAGGCTAGCTGCATCAGATGACCCACATACATCACATGGTAAGTGCCTCACGAACTCGCTTTCGGAGTTCTGCATAAGTTCGTGCTTGCTCATCGTGATAATTAAACCAATCGTCTACTGCTTTAATGAATCCTTCAACTATTGCATCAGCATATGCAGGTTGTGCACTGTCTACATCTGCAAGGATATCTCCAAAGAGATCAGCATAATACTCGTGTGTGCCGTACATGGTGGATTGCATCAGACTTGGTGGTAGGTTTGGATCAGTGCTTCGTAAGCATCGAGTTCATCCTCGAACGCTTCGATGATATCATTAGGAGAACTGGTCTTGTCAAGCGACTCAATGAGTGCACCAACAAGTGTTCTGATTTCCTTTAGGTCAGCCATTCAATAGGGATGGAGTGGAATGCACACCAAGGGAAGCCATGCTTATCAGCCCACTTAGCATACGTTGTCTTGGATCCTTTGTAGATCTTGTTATAAGGTGTTTGAAATACGAAACGAATGTCAAGGTCAGGATTGTCTGCCTTAACTGCTTTCATCTTACGTCGATCCTCCTCGGTAAGATGTCCCTTGGTTTCTAGGTAGATACCAGAAGGAAGGAGGAAGTCGGGCGTGTAGTTGCATTGCAGTACGTAAGGTACCTTGGTTGATTCGTATTCGTATTTAACACCCAGGTTGGTGAGAAGATCAGCGACCTTCTCTTCAAGTCCTGAGCGAAAGGCCATCAGAAATCGTCATCCTCGACGACATCATCAGACACCTCATCACTAGTGGATACAGGTACCGAGTTAGCCTTGAAGCCAGTGGTCTGACCGAATAGTGCAGCTACCTCAGTTTCACCAAGGTCACCACGATCAATACCAGCAGCGTTGTTAAGCTCTACTACCTGGACACCAACAAGCTTGAGGCTAGTGCCATAGGTGACACCATCCTTGAGGATGTAGGGCTTCTGTCGGAAAGCAAGCTTAACCTTACTGCCACTATAGACAGGCAGGTCAGCATTGGTGATAGGCGTACCTTCACTATCTACAACAGGTGGGCGGTTCTCTTCATTCCAGGAGAACTTAGTCTTATACTTACCTTCTGATACTTCCTCCCAAGGCTCAGGCTTCAAGACACTACGCTTAGGATTCTTCAGCTTAGATTGTGCCCACTTAAGGGTTTCTTGACGGTCCTCCTCAAGTGTTGCGATCAGCTGTGAGTCCAGGAGAGCAGACAGTGAATAGCCAAACTTAGATGGCTTCAGTACAGCTTGATAGCCTTCAAGGACAACAGGCTGTTGAGTAACGTGAATGGGTTGTGACATTAACAAAAGAAGTAGGTGGATTCGATCACGGTCTCTGGTTCTAGATCACCAATGATCGGTGGGTCAGACTCTGCACCAATATACTTGGCGAAGTCTCGTAGGTAGTCATGCTCTGCGAACAGGTGCATGTATGTTTCTCGTACAATGGCGGATAGGGTAGACATATCCGTTGCACGACAAAGCACAGAGTCGTGAATAAGAGCAATAGGTGCATCAAAGCGTAGGACACTCAGATGTAGAAGACTAGCATCGAGTGAATGGATTAGGTTAGGGGCAGTTGCATTCTTGTGGTGGTTGAGATCAACCTCATCAGTCTCTCCAACTGCCACCTTCATCTTACAACGACCCAGCAGCTGTAGCTCCATAGACTGGAACTTCTTCTTGTTGAGCTTCTGGTGAACAGTGAACCCAGATGGAGTTCTCCATTCAAGGTGCTGCACACCACGCTTTACAGCAGCGGCTACCTCAGTCTCGATCCATTTCATGACAGCCATGGGACCTGGTACGACCACATCCATAGCTGACCTGATAGCTTTAACAACTTGAGTAAGCTCTTCCTTATCAAGTTCTATCCCATCCTCCAGGAAAGCCTCTTTGATGTAACCCCTGTTGGAGTAAGGCTTAGCATTGTAAGGGATAGTCATAACACATCGCTTTGTCTTCTTCCTATCTAAGTGAGGACGTAAGCGTTCAGGTACTGAGGGCATAGCAACCTCAGCTACTACCTTATAGGCATCTTGTGGCTTATCACCAGGTAATACATTGACCAGCTTAGCTGTTGATTTATCTCGTGCGAGTCCTGCCAAGATTTGGAGACCACTACACGTTGCGTCTACAGCTATAGGCAGTGTTGTGAATTGTTTATCAGCTGTGATCACACAATGATAATACTCATCACAACTAGCTAAGAATTGCCATGGTTCTTCTGCTGCTTCCCATTCAGGCAAAGATCCGATTGGGTCAGTAGCAATACGACTGATGAGTGTGATGTTATTCTCCACCCAAGCTAGCCGATCAGACATGGTTGCTTTATCTAAACCATAACAAGTTGCTACTTGAAATGCTAACCACGACTCAGCTTCTGGTGTCATATAAGAACCATCAGCAAACCTCAGTAATGATTTACCGAAGTCAGTATCTTGTGGTGTTAGAAAAGCAGGGATAGGATAAGCTCTTCCTCTATAGTCAAATGACCACGGACAAAAGAATCTATCTCTATCCTTGAACCTCTTAGCTGCTTCCATAGTCATGCGAGTTCTACATGACTTCTTGGGTTCTTGTGCTTGTATGTTCAACACCTCTGCTGCTCTTCTCCGATAATCCTTACGGCTATCGTAGTTGGTTTCAATGTCAGCAGGTTTAGTAGGCAGAGGGTGGTTAACAATAGGTAAGAACTTACCAACAGGTCGCTCTAGTCTAGTTAGCTCCTCAGCAACCCCATAGGTAAAGGGGTTTATCTGGTAAGCTACCTTCTGAATCTTGTTCAGAAAGTCAAGAGGAATCTCCCCCTGTAGACGGGTGGGGTCTCCCCTCCGAACTAAAGAATAGCCTCGCATTACCTCATTAAGTAGGTAACCACCAGGACGATCGTTAGTCCAATCGTTTGGTTCGATAAGCATTGGCCATGCAAGTGGAGCAAACAGCTCTGCATCGGCCATTACCTTGTCCTTGATAGCGAGAAACTCAGGTGTTGGTACCACATAGGTCACTGTTACCTTCCCAAGCCTACGTAACTCCTTTGCGAACCAGCCACTGGTTGTCATGATGCAATCAAGCAGCCATGCACCTAACTTGATACGGTTAGCTCTACCCCATGCCTCCCACTCAGGTACTTCACACCTGTTCATCAGTGTTTGAGTGACAGTTAGCTTCTGCCTAGTACCAATAGACTTGTGGAAGTAGTTCTTCTTGAGTGAAGCAAGCAATCCAGGTGCAGTCTTCTCGTAGTGTCTCATCTGACACTCAGACTCAATGGCATTGCCGATGCTATCACACACCGATTGCAGTTGATCGCTACCTTTAGTGGTAGAGAACACCTTGTCAAAGGTAATCTTCAGTGCAATAGAAGCAGATGCTAATGGCTCTAGTTGAGATACATAGTTCTTGATGATGTCAAATTGATGACCAGAACCACGCTTCAGGCGATACTCACTGGACTCCTCAATGTATTTAACAAGAGCAGGTAACAACGCATCAATGGACGCTGCACCGTACACTGTAGCGCTTGCATAGCTTTGTTCTTGTAACTTACGTGTGTTGTCTCTGAGGCGCTGGAGTCCTTGCCTGATTTGCTCTCTTTCTAGAGCTACTTGCTCATCGATCTGTGCAGGTGTTGCCAATTAGTTATTCTCGATGATTGTGAATGAGTCATCAACAAGTTGTTCTTGCGCAAGTTTGATGATCTCATCACGGTTAGGATGATTCTCTACTTGCTTGATCAGTTGTTGAAGACGACGGGAGAAAGTGTAATCAGACATCAGTTGAAATCAGCAGGGGTGAGGAAGTGAATAGACTCGTGATCAACAACAGTGAACTCAATGTCAGGTGTGTTGATCAATGCATCTACCTTAGCTTGTGCAGCACTACGCTTTTGGTAGACATACTCCTTGACCTTACCAGTGTTTAGGTCAGAGGTGCGGATGATACAGCATACAGAAGATGGGAGTTCCCAACCTGCAACCTTCCATGACATGATCTCCTCAAAGGTATGAGGTTGGAACATGTCATCATCAGCATTCTTGTATTCTTGCCAGTTGTTAGGAAACTCTTTCTTTTTACCCATTACCATTCATCAGTTTGTTTTACATTAAGCAACTCATCGTTGCGTTCCTTGGACAACTCCAACGCTGTCCATGCAGCAGCTTCAGAGTCGGGTGCTAGGAGATACCAAACACCTGAACCAAGAGTGATCTCATACTCACGAAGGCCTTTGTAGGTGGTGTACATGTTAGTCAGTCAGGGAGTTGATCGAGAGCGCGGCGGATGGTGTTGAAACGTTGTGGCCACTCCGATTCCGTTAAACCAAGGTCAGCTTCGGCAAGTGCTTTAAGCGCCTGCTCCTTCAAGCTCGGGGGCTTGGGACGGCGTGCGGAAAGCAGATCACTGGCAAGGTTGTCAAAGCCTTTGACGCGCAGCCACACCAGCAACGCCTCCAGCTCCTGATCTGCGCCCCATTGGGCAGCTCGGGTGGCAATGAAATCAATGTAATCACGGCGACCACCCGGATCCGTGCTTAGCGTTGACGGCACGTTGCTGGCGGCTGCTCTCCACTGCTGCACCAACTCCGGCGGTGGAGTAATTAGATTTTGTGATTGTGACATTAGTTAGCGACACAAAGGAACTTAGCAATACGCTTAACTTGTTTAGTAAGCTCAGCTACCTGCTCATCAGTATAGAAAGAAGCATCAGCCCTCTCTTTAACAGCGACAGCAAGGAACTCAACTAAATCAATACGAAGTTGACGCTGCTCTTCAGTCAATGCTTTAGCCATTAGTCCTCCTCAAAGGTGAAGTAGTAATCGATCTGTAGCCAGATGTATTCACTTAGTGTAGCAGCTAAGTCATCATCCTCATCCTTACATGAATTGATAGCATCTCGTATGCCCTCATCAATACATGTCTCAAGCAATCGTTGGATGTTTAACTTCATACGCCCTCATTAAGTGCAACATCTGAGAAGTAGTCAAGCCACTCATTAAGAGCAGACCATTCATCACCAGTTAACACCTTACGTGAATCATCACACAGTAGTGAGTACTTAAGTGCCTTCATGATAGGTTTGAATTCATCAGGGTAGACATCGACTTTAATAGCAGTGCTGTGAG